GGGTGGATGGTTTTTAACGTGGCAACAGCCTGCGGATATGTTTTCAGGCTGCCTTTAACAAGGGTATGGGAGAGGGCGGTTCGCGCATAAGTTGAAACGGAATGAACTCAGGCAGCCTGAAAACCGGTTTCCCGTTTCAGGCTGCCTGTGCGTTCCAATCAATATTTCACGCCTTTGTGCAGCGCCACAATTCCCGCGCTTAAATTGTGGTAATCCACGCGGTCAAAGCCTACATCGGCTTTCATGCCCGCAAATGCGGGGTTCATTTGGTCTTCGTACATTACTTGCTCCCTTCCGTGCTGTTCATGCCGTTGATGTATTTGGCTCGCGCTTCAGCCGCGCTCAAGCCTGCCTGTCCTTTGTCGGCCATATCCTGCCGCTGACCGGCCACCGCCTTAGCTTTCTCGGCATCGGCGTGGCTTTGCAGGGCGAAATCGTATGAAGCCTGCACATAGTCGTCAGACTTGCCGTCAAAGTTCACGCCGTCGCCGCGAATCGCGCGAATCACACCTTCTTTGATGGCGCGGTCGGTGCTGTCGGCCTTAAATTCAACCTTGTGCTTGGCCGCCACCGCCTCCAGTTCCACGCGGGAACGTGCGGCAACCAAAGCATCTTGCTTCATCTGCGGCATTTCGCCTTGCAGTTTTTTCAAATCCGCTTCGGCAGCATCGGCACGCGCCTGCTCTTTGGCTTTGGCGGCTTCGCTGTCGGCGGCATCCTGTTTCAGTTTGTTATACGCCTGAATCACTTCGGGCGCGGCATCGTATTCAATGCCGTTATCCAAACGCAGTTTTGACATGGTTACGTCCTTATCGTTAAAAACGGCATCGCCGTCCATATTCAAACGTGCCACCCCGGCACGCCCCTTTCTCACAATCGCTAAATGGTTTGGGCGAATGTTGCGCTGGATAGCATCGTAGCGCTCGCCGTCCGGCGAAATACCGGGCGTTTCGTCCAAATCCAATTCGTAGCCGACTGAAAGCTCTTTATTCCCCGCGTTTACCGCTGCGGGGTTGTGAATCACAATATCGGCAATCAGGTTGTTACCGTCTTGCCTGGCCTCGCCCAATACCGCGCCTATCGTGTGATTGGCGGCATTGGCACTGGTTACCAATCCTGGATGGCCGTTGGTAATCGGCAATCCCTTGTAGCCTTTCAGGCTGTCCGCGCGGAACACCTCTTCAGGCGGGCGGTATTCCCGCCGCTCACTGCCGTCTGGCTTTAGGTAAACAAAAACGCCCGTCCGGGTCAGGACAGGCGTATCGTGAATGAAACCGTCTTCGTTTTTGGTCGCTCTAACCGGCGCCCGGTCGTAGCGGATGCTCATAAACCACTCCCTTCAAATCTTCCAAGTCGGGGAATACCGCTTCAGCGTAGCAGCGGCATTGGAAATCCATGCCCGGATGCCCGCCTTCCGGCGGCTCGCTCCAGCGGAATTTCTCCCCTTCACGCTCCACATGGTGCTCGCGTTCCCGGCTGTCCAGCACACCTCGCCAAACGTACTCTTCCACGCCGATTTGTTGCTGGCGGTAGCGGGTAAGCTGCCCATTCAGTTTGCCGGTTTGGTCTCGGGCAATCAACCGCGCCCTGCTTTTCGGCAGGCGGTAACTGTCGCGTATCAAGGCCACCAAATCCCGATGACTGCCGCCGTTGCGTATCGTTGCCACCATCTTGCCGTGCAGCGTTTCGAGATACTGCGCCGGGATGGACTGGATGAGGCGGATGTTGTCGGCCTCAAATTCGCCCAACAGTTCCAGCAGCCACGGCTCATGCGTGAACACTTCCACGCCGTACACCGAGCGGATGACTTCATGGAACTGGCGGCGGTTGAATCTATCCACTTGCCGAAGCAGCAGCTTCATGGCGGTGGCGGCGGCTTCTTTGGATGCGGACAGACTGGCGGAAACCGCCATCAGCCATTGCCGCAGCCGCTCAAACCAGCCGCCGCCTGCGGGTATATCGTCCAAACCGTCTTGCCGAATATCGCGCAACAGCGGCAGGCGCCGCTCAATCTCGGCCTGCATATCACTACACAGCTTCAGCAGCAGCTCTTCGTATTCACGCTCCACTGATAGCGGATACAGCCATTTTTTCGGCTTTCTCCGCTGCCTAGGTTTCCGCTGCATATGCTGCCGCCTTCTCTTTGCTGTCGGCCTCTTCGCTCAAGCCGAACAGGCGCTGCGATTTCAGGTATTCGTGCGCCTGCTCCTCGCTAACCGCACCCATGCCCACCACCTTATCCAAGGTCGCCATCTCTACCGCCTGCGTATCGGCGGCCAGTTTTTTCATCTCAGCCGCCTCTTTCGCGGTCGGGGTATATAACGGCGGCCATTCGATGCGCCAGTTTTCTGCCGGTTCGCCCGGTATGCCACGCTGCGCCACAATCAGGCTGATTAGGCGTTCTAGCGCGGGTTGGGCGCGGCGCAGGCGTTCGGCTTCGACCAGTTCGTGATAAATCCGCAGGTCGCCTTCGCCGGTGGCGTTCAGCCCTTTGGCACTTTCGCCGAACAGTACCGTAATCGGGATGCCGGTTTCCGCCGACACCACCTGTTCAAACTTACCGATGATGTCGGTCAGCCCGCCCAAGCCCAAATCGATGATGTTGAAGCCGTCTTCAGCATCCACCGCCACCGTGTTCAGGATATTGCGCACAGAATCCACTACGTTGATGCGCTGCTGCACCTGCTGTTCCATATCGGCGGCAATCAGGTCGCCCAAGCCTTTCATCGAGAATACTGCCTGCTGCTTGCGCTCCATGATGGATTTAGTGCGTTGGCGGGCTTCCTCCCACTCCAACACCGCTTTATAGCCGCGTGTTACCGCATCACGACCCTGCCAATAAATGCGGCGGGTTTTGGTATCCTGCGGCATCGGGTCGCCAGGCAGCGGAATCAGACGGCTCTCATGCACAATAAAGCTGCCGCCGGTGGTGCTGATTTGATAAAACTCCGGCTGCCCGAAGTTCGGTTTGGTCGCATCAGAATACAGGCTACCTGAAATCGATACCTGGTCAATGTGATACACGCGCAGTTCGGCGATTTTATCCAAGCTGCCGTAATCCAACGGATCAGACAACGATTTGTTATCAGCCACCACTGGAACAATACACGCCCCACCGTACAACCGCGCCCAGCGCAATGCTTCAGCCACGGTGGAAATCACTTTCAGGCGGTCTATCTCATCCCGAATCGTGCCGTCATCTCCGGCAACTGTGAATCCGCCTGCCATTGCCTTGTCGGCAGGGGCATCCACAATACGCGCAAATACCCCGCCTTGGGCATACAGAAAAGGCGCGGAAACCGAAGTAACCCGCGCCTTAATCATCCGGCTGCCCAATACGGCAGACTGGTAATTGTCTAGTCTGAATTGTTTCATATCAGCTCAACGCCTTAAAGCGGCTTACTATACTGCCGTTTTTCATCAGCGGCTCTAAAGCATAGCGCACCGCATCGATGTAATGGTTATTCTCATCCAGCACCACAGGCAGCACATCGCCGCTCAACCGGTCTGTTTTGTAGCTGTAAAGCTTAAATTCCCGTAGCGTGGCGGCAGCATCAGGATGGATAAAAACGCGCTTGAACGACTTGATGAACTCAATGCCGTCTTCCACGCTGCCCTTGCCCTTATGTACCCCAGTGATGCGGGGTAGGCCGTGGCGTTTCAGGTAGCTTATGGATTCAGGACGTGCGCTGTCTGCGCGTACCACATATTTTTCAATACCAGACAGATGTTTTCGCAGCATGGGCGCGGTGTCGTCCAGTTCCAGCCCGATTTTGCCGTAATCCTGCTCGATATACAGGCAGCCATCGTACACCCAGCACTTGACCGCCGCCGTGGGGTCTTGCGAAAAGCCGAAGTCCAAACCGAAATATGGGCCATTCCAATCATCGCCCGGCGTGAACACCTTTTCTTCGTACTTGCCACGGAAAATCTGTGCTTCATTCTTGGTGTTGTACTCCCCGAGCCACACATGGCCGAATGACTGCGGGTTGAACTTGCGGTCGTACTCCATTTCCCGACGTAGCTCGTCCGGCAGGAACGGGTTGTCGTAATAATTGGCGTGAACCAAACACACCTCATCCGAACCGTTGGCCACCGCCTCGTTGAAAAAAACATCGACTGCATCGGTCGGCAATTCAGGATTCCACGTTACCCAAATCTCGCTGCCCGGCGCGCGAATGGTCGGGCGCAGCAGTTGGAAACTGCGGTGCGACAGGCTTTGCCCCTCTTCTACCCAGGCAATATCAAACCCTTCCAGCGATTTAATACTGTCTGCGGTGTGGTCTTGCATCCCCTGAAAAATCATCAACCCGCCACCTGGGGTGCGGATTTCTTCGCGTGTTATCTCAAACAGGTGCGACAGTCCGAACTTGTGGATTTTGCCCTCAATCAACGCTTTGGCTGAAAACTTGAGTGATTTTTGAATCTCGCGGATACACACCACCTTTAATCCTGGGCGCAGGATTGCCTGCTCCACCAGCGCTTCCGCCCGCTCGTGCGACTTGCCAGAACCGCGCCCGCCCTTCGCTCCTTTATAGCGGCATGGTTTGAGCAACGGCAACGACCAGCGCGGCGTTTCAATGTTCAGATTCATTCTGTTTCGGGTCAATAATAACGCGGGTAATTGCTGTCGGCGTCATGCTGCCGTCAGAGCTTACATTGTCCACCACCTGTTTTTCGCACCAGCCAGCCTGTGTCTTCAGGAAGAATATCGCCGCCGCCATATTACCGTCACGTGCCTGTTGCAGCAGCCCCTGTGCCACCGAGCCGATGGCCTTCGCCCGTCCTTTTTTATATCGTTCCAATATTTCAGGAGAGCGTTCCATCATCCGATAAAACGTTGTCTTGCCTATGCCGAAGTAGTCAGCAATCTGTTCTACACTCAAGACAGCGGCCAGCGCCTCAACCTGCACGATTTGCTCTACGGTAAGATTCTTTTGCGGCTTCCCCCTTCCTCTCTTCTTTTCATCCATATCAGCCACCCTTTACCGCAGACAGCACTGTATCGCCAGCCACATAGCCTTCATATTTCGGGATGTGCAGTGCGGCCAGGCAGTCTTCTTTCTCCTGCTGGTCTTTACACACCACCACAAAATAAAAATTAGCGCTGTTCTTGTCCTTGAATTTATCCGCTGCCTCTTTGCGGTGCTCTTTGATTTCGCGCAGCGTGTCTTTTGCCTCCTCTACCTCCGGGGTATCGGCGAACATTTCAGAAAAGCGGGCGTCGCCATCAAACAGCAAGTCCACATCCACTTTATCAAAACCCATCTCGCCAAAGTCGATACCGAAGTCTTGGCTGATTTCAGCCAGCAGGTCAGTATCCCATGTGCCTTGTGCCGACGGGTTATTCAGGAAGACCAACATCTCCAGTTCTTCAGCCTCGGATACCTGCACCAAGGCCACATCAAGCTCGTAGTCGTTCTTGCCGCCGTTGTAGCGTTCCAAGCTGTCCATCACGCTCAGGCGCTGATGGCCGCCCAACACAAACAACTGCCCATCTTCTCGGCGATTGACGATAATCGGCTGCAATAACCCAACCTTCGCCATCTTGTCCTTCAGCTTTTTCTTGGCTGCTTCGGAAATGGCGCGGGGGGTTTTCGGGTGCTCATGCAACT